TTCGCCGCTCCGTACTGGTCGAGCATTTCGCGGACGAACTTCTTGGCAGCCTCCTTGTCCATAATCTGGCCGCTGTCTTCCAACTTCTTGATGGCTGCGGACAGAGCGGCGGAGATTACATCAACATGGGCGTTAGGGTCTTTGTCGTGTTCCTTGATAAGTTCGGCAACAGCCTTGATGGTCGCAATGGTGTTTTCGTCGATGATGGCCTCTACCCGGTCAACGTCGCCGACCGCAGAAATAAGGTCAATGGCCGTCACCTTGCCGACCGAGGACGACGCCGGGTGAATCCACTCCGGCTCGTTCTCAAGCACAAGGTAGGTGAACGGAACCTCGCCGACGTCCGGGTCTTGGGCGTACAGTACGACGTTGGTGCAGTAAAAGCCCGTCTGCACGTTCGTGCTGCTCACCTGTACCGAGACCTGACACTCGCCGTCTACAGGGTTCGTGACGCCCGAAATAGGGACGTCCATGACGTAATCCGCCGGGCCTGTCATGGTCTTGGGGGTACTCCCGTCCGGGATAGCGCCCTTGCCGACCGCAGCCCGGGTATATTTCAGAGTACAGCGGCCAGCCAGCACCTTTGCGATAAGGGTGACGCCCGCCGCCGTGCCATAATTCCCATCCTGAAATTTTGCCATCGGTCTACCTCCTACTCAATTCTTTTTGTTGTCAAATGGGTATAAAAAAGGACGCCGGACGTGTGGCCGTGGGCGTCTCTTACGCTGCGCTGCTCGCTCTTAGGGTTGCCGGAGAGGTACGTCCCGACGAACCCACCGTGCGAGATGGGCAGCTCTACTTTGTACTGGCGGTATGTCCGCAGGTCGAGCTGCAGACCAACACCTCCGGTCAGAATACGTTTGACCGAATCGGCGATACCTGCGATAAGGTCGATATGTCCCTGCGTCAAGAGGTCTTGGTCTACCTCAAGAATTACCTTTGCGGGGAAATCCTCTTTCAGGGTAATTTGCGAGACGTTCACGTCAAGCAGGGTCGCAGCCGCCTCAATTACGGTGTCAATATCGCCGCCAGACAACATAGAAATCAGCTTGACCTCTATCATCAGCCTGTAAAAAGCATCATCCGCGCCGCCGCGCTTGACGCCGAAGTTCTTCCCGTAGCGGTCAAGGACTACGCCCTCTGCGTTGTCGAGGTCGTCCCATGCCCGGATACGCTCGAAGTTTTCGTGGGTAAGCTCAAGGCCCCAGCCCAGCACACTAAACAGCTTGCCGATATTCGTAGTGGGCGCGAGACCCTTTTTAGCGTTGCGGATGTCGTCGCGGATATACGCGCTGGTCAGGTATTCCAGCATCCGCTCTACATAGCCGTAGCTCACGAAATCGCCACCTTTCCAGCGTCCGTGACGGCCTTTTCCCTCGTGCCGACGGCGATGTTGTTCTGGCTGTACGTCTCTCCGTCCGGGCTGATGCTCAGATGGAAATCCGTCACGCCGGAGACCCCGAGGATGATACCGGGGATGGCCATATAAAGCACGTCGGTGCCGATTTTCAAGCCGCCCGTCACGTCGCCGCCGATGTAGGCAATCAGCGCAGCTTTGATTTGAGCCAGCCCATCATCCGGGAAGCTGCTGGATGTCTTCAGGTCGGTGATTTTGATGTAGACGGGTACGGCGGTAGGCCGGGAGAAACGGATGTTAAAGGTCTGGCCGTTGGTTCCGATGACCGGGATGGTCTTGTTGCCGTAGGTCTGAATCCCTGCGCCCTTGCGCCTAAAAATCGCTCTGGCGACATCTTGGTCTAAACCGCCATATACGACGGCCTCGATGCTGTGAGGGGGCAGCCCGAGGGGGCTTGTGGTATCCTCGCAGTTTTCGTAGCAGATGGCCGAATAGGCTGCCTCCACGTTTTGGAGAATCTCGCCCGCGATAGCATCCGCGTTGACGCCGCCTGCGTAGTCCACAGACTGCTCATAGCGGTCGCGGTATTCTTCATCCGTTTCACGGACGCGGCCACCATCGACCGCCGCAAGGTTCGTGCAGGAGGAAACGCCGTCCAGCGGGTTTGTAATCTCCTTGATTTCACCTGCGGCCACGTTGTAGTCCGGGCCAGCGGAGACAGCCTGAACGGGCAAGACGACCGTGCCGTCGTCCCCAATCTGGCCGCTCTCCAATACGGCATATTGCAGGTTGGAGACCGTCTTCACGAGGAATCCTGTCGGGATTGTCGTGCCAGGGCTGCCCGCAAACTGGACGTATCCAGAAGCTTTCTGCGCCGAGAGGAGGCGCAGGCCGATGGATTTGCCCAGATTATACAGGCTGGCTCCTACGGCGGTATCAACAAACCTGCTGTTGTAGATGTCCTCTCCCAGAGAAAAGAGGATGTTCCACATCCACGCCCAGAGTCTCAAAAACAGGCCCAGCGGGGAGCGAACCGTCAGGTTTGCTTTGGAGCCGTAAAGCTCCCGCGCCTTGTACTCCAAGGCGTTGAGCAGTTCTACATAGGTCGGGCGGTGAAAGCCCTGTGCGGTGACGCCCCAGTCTTGGGTATTCACTCAATACTCACCTCCGATGTAATACTATCCCCGTTTACCAGCTGTCCGTTGAACGTGACCGATAAGGCCCGGCCATCGAGGCTGTAGTCTACGCCGTCAACCTCGGCCACGGTCGGTTCTTGGAAAACTGCTTCCCGGATGACCTCCGGGATTTCGTCATCCTCAAGCTCGCCGGGCTTTTTGCCCATAATACGGGCGTAGTCCGTACCGTGGGACGGCACAAGCGGAAACTCCTCTTTCCACGCACAGAGCGTCAGGCGGACGTTTTGGGCCGAGGTCGCATCTCCGGCCACCGTCTCCATGATGCCCTCATCGTCAAAGCAAAGGTCACGGGTATCCGGGTCGATTTTGAGTGTATAGTTGTCGTCCATTTTCGCCTCCTTATACGGGCGGGGTCGTCGGGGAGCCGGGGGCCGCGCTCGTGTGGGTGTGAGTCTTGAGACTCTTGCCAGCGGCCACGAAATCGACGTCAGCAGTACCCGTCTTTGTAACGCCGAGGTTGCCGTCGATTTTTACGTCACCCTTTATCTGGATGTTGGACTTGCTGGCCGTGATGCTCACCGAGTCGCCGACCTTGATTTTGACATCCTCTTTGCTGATAGAGACGTAGACCCCGCCGTCGGTCGTGCCAAGGTCAAGCGCACCGTCCCGGTGGCCATCAATTTTGTTTTTGCCGGAGAGGATACCGCCGACAAAAACCGCATCGTCGCCGCTATGGAGACGTTCGGTGTTGGGGTCTGCGGCCTCGCCGCCAGAGATGGTAGAATCGCTATCCCGGTCAAGGTACATCACGACGCCGACGTCTCCCTCCTGATAAACAGGCCGGATAACGTAGCCGCCGCCGTAGACCATAGCCACCGGGACGCCCAGCACCTGCGGCTTGTCCTGAAAGGTATCCTCGTCAGGGTAGCGGGTCAAGGGCTGCACGTTCACTTTCATCGCGGCAGCATCGAAAGACACGACCTTTACAATATCTGCCACGCAAATGCTCGCGGCGGAGGCTTGCTGCTGGCCCTGTGCAAATGCGTCCTTTGCGTTTTGGTTTGCCACGGTTTTACCTCCTTAGAGCGGCTTCATCTGTACCGTCGTTTTCCAGTTTCCGCGCGGGGAGCCGACGTGCTTCCCCTTGACCACGATATACTTCCCGTTCAGGTCGCGGCTCTTCACCTGTACCTGTTCCGCCGGGCCGACGTGGTAGTTGAGCAGCATTTCGCGGGTGACATACTTGCCCTCCTCGCTCTTGGCTGAGGAGCTTTTCTGGCTGTTCGTACCGACGGCCAGCACGGTTTCGTCCGTGTCGCTCTCGCTCAAGAGCAGCCCGTTTTCCGGGGTGAGCTCGATACCGTTTGAGACGCCCTTAGAGGGGTCAGAGATGACGACGGTTTCCGTGCGGATGAGAAAGCGGCTCTTGCAGTCGGACTCGACAACGCGCTTGAGGATGTCTTTTACTTTGCCATTGCAGACAAGGCCCCGGTCATAGACCTTTTCGACGGCCAGCGAAAACTCGCCAATCTCAAGGCCCATAAGGTTGAGCAGGTCGGTCACGATGTCCTTTGCCGTGCTGCTCTCTTTGTAGGTCTTAGAGACTTTGGAGTTGAGCCACTCTTTCATGGCCGCTGTCGCTGTAATCGTCGTGATTTTGTCCACCGTCCGCCTCTTGGTGACGCAGGCCGAGACCTGCCCAACGAAGATTGCGCCGACGTCGCCCTCATAGCCTGCGTTGAGGATGACCGCATCCCCGCGCTTTATGGCCTTGACGGTGCTGTCCGCGAGGTTGTAGATGGAAAACGTAGCCTGTTGCAGGGTGTCGCTGTCCTCAAATGGGACGTCAAACTCAAAATAAAAGTCGTCCATGCTGTACTTCTTCCCGCCTATCTGCAGGAACGCCTCTCTCATCCAAAAACTCATTCTGTCCTCCGCTCATACAGGTACAATTTGACCTCTTTGCCGAAGTTGTCCCACGTCACCGTGTCTATCCCGTCGCCGCTCAAGCACAGCGGGATGATGACGGGCAGCGGGAAACGCTCGTCCTCGATGGTGTTGAACAGCGGGCGTCCGTAGCGGATGGGGTCGCCGTAGGCCAGTACCTCGCCCGTAGAGGAGACCGAGAGGTCGGCGGTGAAAAACTCTCCCACATCGTTATACCGTATGGTGAACGTATAGGTGCGGTCGGTCAGCTTGACCGAAAAGGTATATGGTACCTTTGTGGTGTCAATTTCGATATACTCGACCTCGGCCCCAAGCTCGATAAGCTGCATGGTTCATCGCCTCCCGGAGCTGCTCGGCGTCGCCCGGGACGTCGGCCCGGAACTGCTTGCAGCCTTTTTGTTGTACGAGTTGACATAGGACGCATAGGAGCTGGACGAGATAGTGGTGCTGACGGTCGTTTTCAAGCCGTCTGCCTTGGTCGCGGCGGTCTTGTGGTCTTTGGACGTTTTGGCCCCGTCCTGCCCGGCCATCGTCGAGGCCGTCCCGCTATCCTCGGAGCTGCCGAGGGTAATCTGCTTGAGGACAGCCGTGAAGTCAAATCCGTTTCGGTTTTTGGACTCGTGGCCCGTCTGCAAGCTCTGAATCACGAGGTTTTCGAGGTGAGTGCGCCCAGTGTAGGAAAGCACATCGCCTCTCCGCCACATAGTATCCAGAGAGTCAAGGGCTGCGTCCCCGTCAACCACAACGCCCTGAACCTGAATCGTCCGAGGCTGGCGGAAAACATGGTCAGCCACACTGCTGCCGCTCTCTATGGGGTTGTCCGTCACGGTAGAGGTGCGGGTTATCTTTTCGCTGGTGACGGTTCCCAGCTTAGGCTCAAAGCGGACGGTGCCGCATTTCTGCCCGGTCAGGGTGTACATATACGGCCTCCTTTACGCATAACCAGCTTGCAACGCCCGGGCGGTATAGTCTTCCTCCTGTGCCTCTTGGTAGAGGTCGCGGAAGATACTGCGCAGGCGGTCTTCCAGTGCGGACATTGCGCGCTCGTCTCCGGCGTTGCCCTCAATCTTGATGGTAAAGCTTGGGTTGATAACGACGCTCGTGCAGCTGGTATTCGAGGTGTTGTTGTTCGTGTTGCTGTTGGTAACAAAATTCGTATAGGACTGCATGAGACGCTCGGTCTGGTCTGCCGGGATGATAGCACTACCGCCGGGTAAGACGGCCAGCTCGCCGCCCTGCTCGTTCATCCACGTCGGGCCACCCTCGAAGTTGGGAGTGCCGCCCGCGTGGTGTGGGATAGACGTGCCGACCTTTCCGGCTGTCGAAGCGGACGCCGCCGGGGTCGTCTTGGCTCCTGCAGAGGAGGCGGAAGAAGAACCCGTGGTGCGGCTCGTAGTCGTTCCGGCGGCAGCGGTCTTGACCCGGCCCAGCTCGGAGATGATTTTGTTCGCCCCCGTCGTAGCCTCAAGGGTCATGGACTTCCACGAGGCTTTCGAGGCGGATTCCATTCTGGAATAGGTAGAGGTCGCCGACGTACCCATTGCCGAAAAGCTTCTCTCGGCGGAGGTCTGCGCCTGCTTGCTGCTGTCCTTGACAGCCTTGGTGGACTCCGTAGCTGCGCCCGTGACCTTTTCCTTGTATTTCGAGGTATCGACTGCAAGGGAGGTCTTTTTGCTCGTGGCCGTACCCAGCCCGTTTACCGCGCCGCTCAGGTCGTCTACCGCGCTCTTGCTATCTTTGGCCCCGCCGAAGATGCCGCTAAAAAAGCTCGTCACCTTGCCTACGCCGTCGGACATCCAGCCTATCACGGAGCCAAGGCCCTGAGCGACGACCTGCAAAATGTCGCCGATGACCGAAAGCACTGGGCTAATCGAGTCAAGCAGCGGAGAAATCGTCTCCAACAGACCTACGGCTGGCGGTAACAGGGTTTGAGCTATCTCCCCGATAAATCCCACTAGCGGCGGGAGAATCTGGCTTGCAAGCTCTCCCACTACCGAGAGAATAGGTGTCGCCGCCTCGAACAGTGTACCCACTACGTCGGTCAGCGTCGGTATGAGCGTCTGGCCCAAGTCCAGCAGGACGGGCATAGCCTCGGACAGGCCGGAGCTGAGAGTCTCGACCAGCCCCATGAGCATCGGCTCGATGGTCGGCCAATTTTCGATGATGGTGCCATAGAGGCCCTCAAGCACCGGGGTGAACTCCTCGCCAGCCTCAAGAGCAAAGTTTTGCATAATGCCGTTGAGGGACTTCTGGGCGTTCGTCAATCCGTCAGTATCGTTGATGGCCGCCTGCTGGATTTTTTCGCTCTGCCCCAGTAGGGCGTTGAGCCGTACCTGAGCCTTGGCCGCATCGTTGAGGCTGTCCACGTTAGCCCCGAGGCCCATCTGCATTGCAGACGCCTTGAGGGTCGCGTCGTCGATGTGTACGCCGTACTCTTCCAGCGCGGCATTGTTGCCCTTGATGTAGTCCTGAATCACTCCCAAAGCCTCGGCATCGTCCATGGAAAAGGCATTCCCGAGGTCATAGGAAAGAGAGGTCGTAATCTTGGAGAGGTCGGCGGCAGCCTGTCCCGTGATGCCTATCTCGCCATACATAGACTTGTTGGAGACCATGAAGCTCTGCACCTCGGCAGTGCTACGGTGTACCGCGTCGGCGAAGTTATCCACCCAGTCGGCGGCGTCCGTGCCGGAGAAAGCGGCATCGAATTTCTTCTCCGTCGTCTTAGCGGCTTTGGCTACCTCAAGCGCGGCGGCTCCCAGCTCCTTGAGCTTAGAGATAATGCCCTTGATGGCCTCAAAACCGATAAGGGAGCCGACGGCCCCTTTCATCGCTTCCTTGATGCCGTCGCCAGCATTTTCACCGTCCTGCCCCATACCGAGCAGCTTTTTGGCCGTGGCCACCGCCTTGGCCCCCAAGCCCTCGGTTTTTTTCTCACTGGACAACAAAGCGCCGCCCAGCTTGCTCTTGATAGTCTGGATGGGGTGAAGAAACGCTTTGCCAATGGCCTGCGCCCCTGCCGACGTCTTTTTCTGGAATGCGGCGAACCGCTTCTCAGTGTAGCCAATCGCACCATCTGCGCCCGCTTTGAGGCTCTTTATGGTACTCTGGCCAGACTTTAGAGCTGTACCTATCGACTTTTTGACGGCGGCGCCGAAGCTGTCCGCGTTCCGGCCCATATCCCGGAACTCAGAGCCAACTTTCCCGGCGGCTCTTCCAAAGTCCTCAGCAGCATCCGCCCCAGCGGAAAGCTGTGTGCCGATTCCCTCAACGGCCTTTTCGGCTCTTCGGGTGGAAGCTTCGGCGGCATCCATACCAGAAGAAAGCTGCGCACCGACCTCATGTGAAGCATCGGCGGCATCTTCCTCGCCGGAAGCGACCTGTTCGAGGCGGTCAACCACAGCATCGAGCTGCTTGATGGGTTCGTCGAGGTCGAAGTCGAGGCCAAAGGTAAGCTCTCTGACGTCTGCCATAGGGTCCGTTCACCTCATTTCTAAAAAACAAAGGCGGCAGGTCGCCCTACCGCCTAACGCCCCATTCCTCGTTGTAGAGGATACGAGCCTCTATTGCTTCTTGGTACTCGGCCAAATCCATGCCTTTGATGTCGGAGTAGGACAGACCTTGCCCAGAGTAGACGAGCATCCAGAACGCCTTTCGGCCCTGAGCTGCTTTTTTTGCCCGTTCGGGGTCAAGCTCACTCGCGCAGAAACCGCTCGATGGCCTTAATGAGCTTCTCCGGGGTCTTCACGTCCTCTTTTTCGTCAAAGTAGGCCATGCCATCCTTGCCGACTTCGGGAGGATTGACAACCACGTTCTTAAACATGGTGTCGAGATACTTCACGGTATCGCGGCGGTTGTCGGTAGTCATACCGCAGTCGTCGTTGGTCTGGAAATACCAAGAGGGAGACACGCTCTGCAGGGTGTACTCGACGCCCTCGATGGCAACCTTTTTCTGCTTAGACATATATTTTCTGTAACCCCTTTCGGATAAAGATTTAGGTCTTTCCGGCCAGTGTTTGTACCGCATGGCGGCTTACTGGCGGACGGTCATAGACGGTACGAAGATGTTGACGGTGACGCTGCCCTCGGTCTTCTGACGGCCAGTGTCCGGCATCTTCATAACGCGGCAGTTGCCCTCGCTCATCACGAAGCCGTCGCGGTCGTTCACGTCGCTGATGGTGACGTTGAAGGCCCGACGCTTGGCGTCCAGACCGCGCAGGTACGCGAGGCTGGAAGAGGTCGAGGACAGGGTCATGGCCACGGTTCCGCTCTCGTTGGCGTTCTCGGAGTAAACGATGTCGCCCTTTGCGCCTGCGGAAGTAGTCACGCTGTCCTCATTCTTGGTGAGGGTGACGACACCGTCGGAGGCAAAACCCGTAATGATACGGCCACCGACAATGACGTTGACCTTTTTCGGGTCGTAGGATGCAACCTCAATGCTTGCTGCCATTGTTTAGCTCTCCTTTCCTTATGCACTCAAGGTCGCCCGCAGGGTTCCCTTGGTCTTGATGCCGTGGACTGCGCCCTCCAGTTGAGCCTCCCATGTGATGTCGGGCATCTGGCGGTTGCGGGCCTGCTCGTCGGTGGCATCGCTGCGCTTGGGTACGTTGATGGTGAAGACGCCCCGCTCGCTCTCCGGGTCTTTGGCAATGATGCCCAGCTCGACGGCCCGGTTGAGGGTCTCGTAAGCGGCAGTGCCGACGAGGGAAAAACCTGCATCGTCATAGCTGACCTTTGCGTTTTCGAGGAAGATGGTGTACAGCTTCTCACGCATCAGGCTGGCGATATAGTCCGCGCCCATCTGCACATCGATGAAATTACCATCGGCGCAGACGCCGTTTTTGACGTACTCGTGCTTATACTCCACGGTGAGGAAGTTAATATTTGCTTCCTCAAGAGCATCACGCTCACCGTTCGTCAGGCCGGGAACGGTCAGGCCCTGAGGCCGCTTGAACTTCCACGTCACAGACTGCGGATAGAACGGGCCGACATTGCCGACATAGGCAGCATCGGCGAACTCTTCCGCGTGGTCAGTGTAGATGATGGCACTGCGGGCGTTGACGACGCCCAGCTCCTTGTTGGTGGTCTGGCCGAAATAGAGCTTGCGGTGGTCTTCCTCGCCCGCGCCCAGCTCGGCCTCGGTAGGCTCGGTGCTTTCCGCCCAAGCTGCCAGAGCCTTGACATATTCGTCATCGCTCTGGTCGGTCATAACGATGTAAAAATCATCGTCCGTCTTGCGGAACTCCTCGATAGCCTTGACAAGTCCCGCCGCGTTGGTAGGCTTCTCAAAGCCGACGATTTTCACCTTGCGGATGAGGGTGTCTGCAAGGCTGGTCTTGCCCTGCGTGAACATAGCCTCGGCCATCGTCGCCACCTTTTTGCCCTTGAACGCCTCGGTGATTTTGTTGAGGTCGCGGTAGGTTGCAACGTCCTTTGCACCCTCGGTCGAAACCAGCAGGATGTCCAGACTCTCGGTGCCTGTGCGCTTTGCGTCGATGTCTACGACGACAATAACGTCTTTTGCCAAAGTAGTCACTCCTTTTTAGTTTTGTCGATAACATTCGGGGGGGTTGCGATAGAGCCGACGGTATAGCTGTCGGTACGGGTATACCTGAGCCGCACGTCGAACCCGTAGCGACGCCCCATCTCGTCTACTTCAAGGGCGTCGCGGCTTGTGCAGTTTGTAACCTCTACGACGACAAACCCGGCTGATTCAAGGGCGTAAAGGCCCGTGTGCAGGAAAAAGCCTTGAGCCAGCGAAGCCAGCTCAGAAGCCTCGTCCGCGCCGTAGACCGTGACGGTATCGCCGTCGGCGGTTTCGGTCTGTCGGTTGATACTGCAGGCGGTGAAAGAAAACGTGGCGGTCGGCTGCTCTTCGCGTACCGACACGGTATCCTGCCGCGTTTCGTCGAGTACAAGGGCGAGGTTCCCGCTCCCGCCCGTTGTCTCGTAGTCGCTCATGACCGAGTAGATAATGAACGGCGGCTCTACCTCCGGCTGGGTTTGAGAGTCCAGCAGGACGGGACGCCCTACAGCCTGACTGAGCGCGTAAATGAGGCGGTTTCGCTTTTTGACAAAGGTCATCTCGGAGCTGCGCCCCCTTTCGCCTCTACCAGATACCGTTTCAGCGGGTGGATGCTGTTGTGGCCCAGCTCCTGCTTGACGGTATAGGTCGTGGAGCTTGCCGGGTCATAGACCCGCGCCCCGACGTTGAGGACGTAGCCGTTGGTGTAAATCTTCTCGCTGAGGGCCGTAGACATGCCTGTGATGCCACGGGCAATATCTTTGTCGCTCACCGGGAGGACTGCTCCCTCAAAGGGGAGCCGCTCGGCAGCGGTAGACGCCCACTGCCCGCCTTTGCTCTGGTCGTAGGAGCCGGACACCTTGACCTCATACATCGTGTGCAAGAGGCCACCGGGTATCATCGGCCGGGCCATCCTGAAAGGGGTATCCATCAGCTCTCCTCCTCGATTTTGAATGTGATAGAATTGCGGAGCCTGCCAGTAACAACAAGGGGGCTATCCGTCCAAGACGGAGCCGCCTCACGTTGGAGACTCCCTTTCGGGGTGAAGTGGCTGGCGTCGTTGATATACTGCTGAATCAGGCCCACGGCCTGCCCGCCTATCCACTCGGCGGCTCCTCTTGCGGTCTGACGGCCTTGATATATCTCGGCTATCTGCTGCCGCACGAGTAGTGCCAGAGCGTCTTTGTTGTGGTCAAAGCCTGCGCGGATAAAGCTGCGCTCGGGGATAGTGACGGAGGGCAGGAGCAGAAACAAAAAGAGCAGGTTGTCCTCCTCATTTTTGTGCCGCTGCTTGAGGCTCTTGTCTACTACCCCGAAAAGATACCCCGCGTGGGACTGGATGAAGAACAGACCCGGGAAGTCGCGGGGGCTTTTGCCTCGGCTCTTTTTGTGGATAGGGATGCACAGGTTTTTGGCGTGTTTTGCGGTAATCGTCGCCCCGTACTCGTGGACGCGGGCGATGGTCAGGATTTCGCTGTCAGCGTCGCCCTGAATGCCGACTTTGATTTTCAGTCGGTTGAGGGCCGCCAGCTCGTCCCGTACCTGCTTGAGGTGCAGGATTAAATCGCCGCTCCCGCTCATCGCTCACCAGCTCATGTAGCGGGAAAGGGTATCAAGCCACGAGGAGCGCGGCTCTTTGTCGAACGTCCACGAGACGTCCGAAATGGAGAACGCAGAAAGCCCCTGTGCGCCGTTCCTCAGGATGGAAAACTCCTGCTCGGCGATACCCCAAACAATGGCGATAATGTCGGCAGGGAGGTCAGCAGGCTCTTCCGCCGTCCCGTCTTTCGGCAGGACGTAGCCAGCGGTATACTTTACCTCAAGATACCGCTGCGCCGCGTAGTAGTCCCCGGCCAGACCTCCAACGTAGCCCTTGAAATTCCACCCGGCGTCCCGGTATAACACGCCGATGTTCCCAGTCATGGTGAAATCGTAGCTCTCAGGCTCGATAAATGCCCCGGCGGTCGTATCCTTGACGTACTCGACGCTGCGGATAGGATACTGTTTCAGAAACAGCTCCTGCGTTCCCGGGCCTGCGTATCGGTCGGTATAGACCGCCTTGCCGAACTTGCGCCCGGTGACGGTCTCGACCCATGCGGAGGCGGAATTGATAAGCCGGATGATGTTGTTTTTTACGGTGGTATCTGCGGAATCCTCCGGGATGCCGAGGCGTTCCATCGTATCCTCCAACGTCGTCATGGCATTCTGGGCCAGCTTCTCGGTCGGTTCATTCGCCATTGTGCAGCCTCCCTCAAATAGAGAAGCGCGGGTTATTTGCCCGCGTCCTCTTTCTCTTTGCTGGCACTGTTCGTGCCTTTCTTCTCTTTCGGCCCGCTCTCGCGTTTGTTCTGGGCGGGCTTCTGGTATTTGGGGTTATAGACCCTTGCCATTGTGTAAACACCTCCTACAACAGGCTCTCTGCCGCTTAGACGGGAACCTCGTCGGCGTCGCCCAGAGCCAGAGCAGCGGTTGCGGTACAGCTCGGGGAAGAGCCGCCAGTACAGACGACGGAGACGGTGGCCTTGACGTACTTTTTGCAGCCCAGCAGGTCGAGGTCGAAGTTGACGAGGGAGCCGCCTGCGGCGTCTACCTCAACGGCAACTGCGCCGTCGTCGTCCAGCATACCCTTGCCGACCGGGATGAGCTTGTCCTTGCAGACGGTAAAGGTTCCGTCCTCGGTGTCGCACTCGGTCAGGACGACCTTGGCCTGCATGGTCTCGGGACTGCCGGAGGGGGTGCCGATAAGGACGCCCAGAACGCCGGACAGGAAGCCCTCGCGGTCAAATGCGGTGCCGCTGGTGTAGGGCGTCACGCGCACATTTTCGATAAGCTCGCGCTTCATATTTTTCCTCCTTGATTCTGTGGAAAATGTTGAAAGGTTACGGGGTTTTCCTCACTTCACCTTGATGTTCTTCACATGGATGAAGCTCTCCTTGTGGCGGGCGGCAATATCGACGAACATCAGGGCGCGGGTGGCGGCCAGGTTCTCGTCGAATGCGCTGTGCTGAACGCCGTTATCGTCCACCCAAGTACCGTCCAGCGTGGTATAGGTCTCAAGGCCAAGCTGCTCGCCGACCAGCAGGTCGTTCCAGTTGCCGAAGCACAGCTCAGTCAGGCCGTTCTTGTCGGTCGGAATCTGGTTGCTGACCTTGTAGTTGAAGCCCAGCAGCTTGCCCTGGTACATCTCATCGCGGTACAGGTACTCGCCCGTGGTAGTCTTCATGTTCATGAAGTAACCCTCAAGCATGGAATTCATCGCCCAGCCTGCCGCCGCGTCGTCCACGTTCTTGCTCATCAGCTCAGAGCGCAGGAACACGGGGAAGTCTGCGGTGATTTTGCCGTTGGTATCGGCGATGTCGGGATTGTCCAGAGTCTTAGCATCCAGATGGGTAATGTCCTTGTCGCGGAACACGCCGAGGGGCTGGAACTCGTTGCCGGAGCCGAACATACCACCGAAATCAATACCCAGCTCCATGCGGCGAGTCAGGTCGTTGGCAAAGAGCTGGTCTGCGGAATAGCTGGTGCTCATCAGCAGCTCGCGGGTCTGAGGGACGATAGCCTCAAGACGCTTTGCAGACAGCTTGATGCTGCCGAAAGTAGGCTGAGAGGGCGCAATCTTGCGGGCCTCACCGCCCCACGTTGCGCGCGCGCCAGAGGTCATCTTGGGGATGTTCAGATTGCCGGTAGGCATGGGAACTTTCTGTGCGCCCAGCTCGAAGATGACGGTCTTGCTGTACAGCATCTCGACAATCTGGTCGAGGTAGATTTCCGGGATGAGGTAGCCGCCCGTTTCGGGGTTGGTGGCGGACAGGGTCTTGAACTGGCGGGCCATGTTCTCATCGGCATACTTCTTCTTGGCGTAGTAGGCCGCAGCCTCCGGGTCACGACGACCGAAGACGTCCAGACACTTGACCGCACGGGCCAGCTGGATTTCGGGCGGCATAGACTTCCGTGCGCCGACAGTAGAGGCGGAGGGCTTGCTCAGGTAGATGGCACTATACTTGCGCTGGGTGACGGGAGGTGCGGACTTGCGGCCCTTGGTCTGGCGGGGACGGGCTGCGGACTTGCGGCCCTTGGCCTCGTCGTCCGCGCTGTCGTCGTCCTTGCTCTCGCCGTCGGTGTCGTCGTCGTCCTTTTCGTCCTCGCCGAGGTCGGAGTCTGCAATCTCGTCGATTGCCTCCAGAATCTCATCGGCGGTGATGTCGCCCAGCTCCTCGCCCGCGTCCTTTCGGGCCTTGCGCTTCTCGGCCACCATGTCCAGAGCCTGAGAGACGAGGCTAGAGACGTCGGAGGCGTCCGCCTCGTCATCGTCCTTATCTTCGCCGTCATCTTCGCCGTCACCCTCGTCGCCGTCGTCCTTGCCCTCCTCGTCGCACAGGGCGTCCTTGACGGCGGACTTGATAACCTCGGTCAGGTCATCCTTGGTCATCTTGACGGACTTCTGCTGAGTGCCGAAATTCTTCTTTTTCATTCTCATGTGGGTTGTTCCTCCTTTACAGAACGATTTCGATGATAGGGCCAGAGTAATGCGCGGACTTTCTGGTCTGCGGTTTGGCTGCTCGCTTTGCGGGCGTTTCGGTCGCCTCTTTGATGATGGTGTCGAGGGCCTTTGTTGCGGTCTTCATCGAGGCACTGGCCTCCTGCAGGGACTTGAGACGGCCCGCGCTGATTTTGCGCCCGGCCTTGACCTCGGCGGCTGCGGCCTTTACGATAGCCTCCACGCCGTCCGTAACATCCCGGGCGGATTTGTAGTCGGAGATGGTCGCCTCCGGGTTCATCGCCCAAGTGACGACAGAGACCTCCCACAGCTTAATCTCCCGCAGGTGGCGGATGCCCGTGTCCTTGTCGTAGTCAAACGCCACGGGGTCGTAGCCGATAGACAGCTCGCAAAGCACACCATCCTTGAGCAATACCTTGATGTCGCGCCCCATCGAGGTATCGGAGATTTTGGCCTTGATATAGAGGCCGTTGCTGTCCTCTCTCAGCTCGATAGGCTTGCCGATAGGCAGCCAGCTATCATTGTGCAGGGCCAGAATCTTGACGCGCTCCCAGCCCTCGGCTATTGTCTTAGTGAAGGCTCCCGGCTCGATAATATCGCCGCCGCTGTCAACATTCCCAAACACGGCACCGTAGCCGCTGAAAATGCCCTGCTCCTCGTCAAAGTCGTCAGCTTTGAACTGGATGGTTTTGTGTTCGGTTTTCACGCTTTTCTGCTTCACCCCCTTTCTGAGCGAGTTTTCCCACGCCTTGAGGCCCCGGTTCGGGGCATAATAAAACGGCGATTTGCGGAGGTGGGCCACCGCAATTTTCGCCGTCATGGTAGTGTCGTTTTTGGTGATGTCGGTATCGGGATTCTCAGCCCAATACTCCGCCTCAGCGGTCATAGCCTCCGCGAGGTCTTTTGCGCTGAACCTCTCAGCCGAAAGGTCGATGCCTGCGGCCCGGGCAGCGGCGAGGGCCTGCTTTTCGTTAAATTCCATGTGAGCCTCCTACTTGCTGAACGTCAGGAAACAATGGCAATTCACGACCTCCGAAGCGTCGTCACAATTCGGGTCGCATGGCTGCATCAGGCCGTTTGAAAACTTGGCATCGATGGGGACGGTCTGGCCGTTGATAGCTTTGTGAGACGGACGGGCGACGGCGGGGTTTGTGACGTGCCACGTTTTGTATCCGGCCCCGGCGGTACGCATCATATCGTACTGGCCCGTGAGCAAGCTGGTGTTGCACTCTTGGCTTGCAATAGTCCGGGCGCGGGAGGTCGAGGTCTGCATCTCCTGCTGAATCTGCTTTGCGATGCTCTCCCGTCCGTCGCCATGCTCAAGAGCCGCCGACACGATACGAGAGATGGCGTCTTTGGTCGTCTGCGTAATACCGACGACGCGGGAGCCGCCCCGGAGTTTTGCGGTAGAAATAAGCTCGGGCCTCTGGATGCTTGCCAACCCGTAGAGCTGGGCGGAGACGCCCGCGCCCTTGTTGTAGCTCTCTTTCCAGAGCGGCTCAAAGATGTTCAGCAGGGTCGCGGTCTCGGCCTGCCAGTCGATAAGCCCCACCGTGAAGCCGGATACCAAAGAGTCCCGGCCCTCCTCGCTGAGGGCGTTCCACGCGGTAGCGTTGGCGGCTTGCGAATCCTCAGACAGACCGTTATATCCCGGGATGCCTGCCATCAGAATATCCCATGCGCTGCGTTCAGCTTTCTCGGTGCCGTTCATCGCGTTCTCGATGAGCTGGCCCTGCGTCCTGAAATACTTCATGGTGGCAATCTCAAACTTCCGGCTCTGCTCTCGCTCGGCTTGAGCAATGGCCCGCTGTGCGGCTTGGAGCTGGGCGCTTTTGCGCTCATATCCCCTCAGAGATTTAGAGACGACGACCTCAAGCCCGTTAGACGCGCTCCCGATACTGTCTAAGACGTTTTTATCGTCTGGCAGGGATTCTTCATCCACTACCTCCAACACGCCGCTCTGGTCAGCGCTCATCGGAGGGGCGTTGTCTGCAAATTGCAGGTCTGCCGCCGCCGTACTGACTGCCACAGGGTCGTCGTCCTCTCCAACGTAGATGTCCGAGAATTGCGTCTTGTAGACGTCGCCGTTTTTGACCGGGGGCATACCCATTTTTTCGCGGGCCTCGTTCCGGGTCAAATAGCCGCTGTTCCATCCGTCGTTCGCCACAGCCTTATCAAATTCTTGGTTGCGAGGGATGATGTCGTCAAAGTGCCACACGAGGTCGGGGCCGAACAGCGGGACGAGCTGGCGGTTTATGGCCTGTTCTCTCCGCTTGAGGTTCGGCATCAGGACGTTTTGGGCGTAAATGAACTGAGCGGCCTCCGAGGTAGCCCGGTTGCTGCTCTCCGTGATGCCCATAATCTCGCGGGGGACTCCGAAATGCTCCAAGGCTGCGTCACGCAGGAAGATACGGCCCTGAACCATGTCCATATCTTTCATGCTCTCGCCGACTTTGTTGATGGTGACTTCACCGTTGACGGTAGCCACGCCGTGGCTCTGGAAAACGCCCTTGAAGCGTTCCAGCCATTCGGCCCGAAATCTCTTGCGCTGGTCTTCCGTGCTCTTCGGCATACCGATGATGATGTTCGGGGTGGCATCGTTGAAGAAGAAACGCTTCTGGAACTTCGCGGCATACTCATCGGTTTCGATTTCGTCTGCCAACGGTTCAGCTTGGCCCATGCCCCGGCGGGACGGGTCAATCGGGTTCAGGTCTTTCATAACAAACATATCATCGACAGATACGTCCATAATCAGGCCGCTCGCGGTGCGGATGGTATAAAACGGATGGTCGATGTAGGGGGTCATCTGTACCCAGTGCGTCGGGACGGGCCAAAGCTCAACCGGGACGCCCAGCGGGTTGCGCTCCATGACGAAATAGCCCTCGCCCTTGAGCTTCAGGTAAATCTCGAACAGGTTCCAGAGCGCCGCGTTGGTGTACTCGTGAAGCGGGTTCGGATTCTTCCAGAAGTCGAGAAAAGGATGCCGTTTCAGCTCATGTTCCTCGCCGCTCTCGTCTACGCGGTACAGCTTGCCCTCAGCAAAAGAGAGGTCGGAGGCGATACGGGACACGACCGCGAGGCGCGGGTTTGTGGTGTACGCCTTAATCCATTCTTCTGTATTCCGCTCGGGTGGGTTTGTATACCGAGGGAGCATAACGCCGCCGTCCATATAGGCCGACGTCGCGCTCTCCCGGTGTGGTCTCCTAAAGAGAGGCACGGTTATTCGCCCCCTTTGCTTTTCGACTTCTTGCCGCACACCTGCTCAACCTTGGGCGTCATAGGACACCCGGTTTTAGCCTTGTAGACCCGGCGGGCCTCGGCTGCGGTTGCGGCAGTGCGGATGTACTTTGTCGGCCAGCCGTCCGCCGACACAAGATAAGTGTTTGTGTTCTTCATGTCGTTCACCTCAATCAAGGCTCCAATCGCTCACGGGCGGGTCGTACAGCGCAAGGCCCAAGGCGTCGGCCATATCCGGGGAGGATAGGCCACGCTTCTTCATCTCCTCTTTTCGTTCGAGGACGATTTCGCCCGCGCTGTTCACGCTGTATTTGCGGTTGGATAGCTGGCTGATTTGCTTATCGTCGTAGTAGAGATGGAGGCTCCCGGTCTTGAGGGCCTCCCGAATCGAACCCCACATGAGGCCCGTGCTGTTGGCGTAGTTGATAGGGTCTTTGTCGTTGACCTTGCCGCCCTCGCCTCCGAAATGGCACTCGACGATTTCGAGGTCAAGCGGCGGCGGGGTATCCTCGTCGTCTGCACCCTCAAAGAGCCGTTCACGTTCCTGATTCACGGCAAGCTCGATTGCAGGCTTTAGCTCGGTCAGGCGGTCATATACGCCGACGCCCAAGCCATCGCAGTCGATTTTGACCTTGATAGCAGCCCACGGATGTTCCCGGGCGTTGCGCTTGATGGTCTGGACGATACGCCCGGAAAGCTCCATCGTGTCGTTGTGGTGGTAGACCTCCGGCCCTTGCTGACTGCGCTTGTCCAGCACCGTACAAACCACGCTGCTGTCGTCGCCGTACCGGGCAACGTCGGTGCCGATGTCCACCCTCAAGACGCGCTCAATGGTCGGGGCGTCTCCCTCACTGGCTTTCTCGGCCCACTCCATCGGGATGAAGCTGTCCGGCAGAGCCTTTGGGAAATCTCCGGCGACGCGGACGCGGAACACGTCGGAATCCTCGCCGAACATATCCACGATACGGTCTATGAACTCTTGGTCTACTCGGGAGGAGTCGCGCCCGTCGATGTGCATCGCGTTGTAGAGCGGGCGGCTTTTATGGTGTGAATCATAAAAAAAGCCCGTTATCCGGGTAGGGTTGCCGCACATCAAGAGCCTTGCGCCATTGGTAGACATCGCGCCCAGAATCGGCTCAAAAACCTCATCTTTGACGCCCGATGCCTCATCTATGACGTACAGGATATGCTCGGCGTGAAAGCCCTGCAGAGCGTCCGGCTTGCTGGCTGTACGGGCTACCGCAAACCACTCTTCCGGGTAGCCGCGCATATAGACCTTTTCGCTCGTCCATATCAAATCCCGGGCGAGGGCCGGGTCAGAGCGCAGCCACTTGGAAATCTCGGCCCACAGAATATCCCAGAGCTGATGCTGAGTCGGGGCGGTGCATGGAACCTTGGGAAAGGGCCGGGTAGCCAGAAACCAGATAATCAGCCAGCTCTCTACGGCGGTCTTTCCGATACCGTGGCCTGAGCGCACCGTCGTCATCTGGTTTTGGGCAACGCTGCTCATAATAGCCCGCTGGTTGGCGTCCGGCTCGGCCCGGATGATGTCGCGGACAAAATCAACCGGGTTGTCGGCGTAGTATAAAACCGCCTCCGAACTCAAGGCCATCAGCCGTCACCTCCGTTCTTTTCTTTTGCTTTGCGGCGGTCGTAGGCGGCCTGAATGGTATCCGCAAGCGTGGCCTGCGTCTCGACTGCCTCCGGCTTCTCTCTCCACTTGTTGGGCCGTCTATTTTTCAGATAAAAAATCTGCGCCGGAACGCTGGCTGGTATAACCACCTCTTCCTCGGCGTACTCTATCCGTTCTTCTTCCAACCGTTTCTTCCCGTCCACCAGTACCTTTTTCAGCTTAAAAGGCTTCTTGACGGTGAATCTCCGGGTCTGTGCGCTCTGGAAAAGCTCGTTTTCGACGATATAGTCAGAGACGTCCTTGCCCCTTTTTAGGGCTTCGGAAAATTCGGGAAATCGCTCTTTCCACTCGCAGAGGGTCGAGACGTGGCAGCCGATATTGTGGGCTATTTCTTTATCCGTCAGGCCATCTCTGGCCCATCCTCTCAGCAGCGTTAGCCCCTCAGGTTCTAGCCACTGCTCAAACTTACCCTTGCGGCCAATCGCTGCTCACTCCCTTTCAGTCCTTATAAGCAATCCAGCCGCAAAAATTCAGACACTGCCAAAACTGGAATACATGGGAGAATCCCGCCTTTCGCAAAATCTCCACGTCCCACTCGGCTTTAAGCGGCTCCATGACGTGACGCAGGGAGAGACGCTTTGCGGCTATCTGCTCCCGCGTGTAGTTGTGTTCCTCTTTGAGGTCGTAGTAGATGGCGGTAAGCTCTTCCTCGGCTTTCTGGCCGTCTCCGAGTACCTTTTCCACCAAAATGAGTGCGCCGCCGGGCTTCATGCGGCGGTATACCTTTTGCAGGATAGCCTGCCGCTCCTCTACCGGGGTAAACTGCAAGGTCAGCACCAAAAGACAAAGATCTGCCATACAGAGCGGGTAGGCATCGGCGATGTTGGCGCAGGCGATGTCAAAACGGCTTTCGTCGGGGTATCTCTCCCGCGCGGCCTGCACCATATCCTCCGAAACGTCCCTCAAGATGAAATGAGCATCCGGGAACGTCTCAGCGAAACGCTGGACGGCCAAACCGTTGGAACATCCAAGGTCTACCACGGTAGGCGCGGGCCTGCCGCGCAAGACTCTGCTGCCGAATCTGTACACGAGGTTCCGCATTACGGGATAATCCGGGATAGAGCGGCTCAACATATCCTCGAAGCAGTCTGCAACCTGCTTGTCAAATCTCCACGTCCCACTCGGCTTTAAGTTGTCGCGTTTTTCCGGCACTTGTCCAGCACCTCCTCTCTCAAGGTCTCCGAAATGGCTTTCATCATCAAAGGCGGCACCATACGCCCAGCGCGTTCCCACCGCTGCTCAAACTCTCCCGTCAGGATGAAATCATCCGGCAGGCTTGTAATGCGTTTCAGCTCAGGGATGGTAAACTTGCGGTTTTCGGTCGGATGACACATGGCGGCTATCGACGTACCGCCGCCGCTCGCGGTAATGGTGCTGCACGGGTAGTACAACGACTCCCGCACCAGATTAAAATAGCTCCCGTTCATTACGGCAGAGCCGCTGACGGGCTTGTCCGGGTCGGGAGGTATCTTTCTCAGGACGTCGCCCTAGCGGTATTTCCGGGCGTTGGCCTTGAGCATCTCGACCTCTCGCGGGTCATTCACCACGCCGTCAAGGGCTTCACCGAGGGAGATAACAGGCAGGTTCGGCACGGGATATACGGGCGAAAGGTTCAGGTCGTTTCTCACGCCCATGAAGATGACGCGCTCCCGGTTCTGCGGTACTCCGCAATACTGGGCATTGATAAGCGCGGCCTTGACGGTATACCCGCAGGCTTTCATGGCGGCCATGATACGCTTAAAGTATCCTTTCGCCGTCCCCTTGATAAGGCCGGAGACGTTCTCAGCGATGAACGCCTTGGGCTGCAAGCCGTCCAAAATGCGGATGTACTCGAAAAAGAGGTCATCCACGCGCTGGGTCTTGCCGTCAGAATAGGCTCGCTGCTTGCCCCAGCCTTTCTCCCGGCTTCCGGCGGTAGAGAATGCACAGCAAGGCGGCGAACCATCGAACAGGTCAAGCTCTCCCTTTTTCAGCCCGGTGATTTCCAGAATGCTCTCCGGGGTCACGGTGCGGATGTCCCGCGTGTCAAGGTAGGCGTCCGGGTGGTTCAGGCGGTAGGTCTTCTGGGCCTCCTCCACGAACTCGTTGGCGTATATGACGTGATACCCGGCCATGCGGTATCCTAAACATGAGCCGCCACCGCCGCTGAACGTCGAAACGACCTTGTAGCCGTTCCACGGCAGGGCCTCTATCTCTCGCATAGAGGGTATTTTATACTCACTCATATCTTCACCACTCGTACCCGCAAGCGGGGCATTTGTGCTCGGTCTTGATGTCCTCGTCGTACTCCTTGAAGCTGTCCGGGGCGGTCTCTTCCGCTGCGCCGGAGGCTGTCGGGTCGGGGATGTCTATGTCAAAATCAAAGTCAAAATCCCCGAAATCGACCTCTTTCAGCTCCTGCTCGAGCTTGGAGAAATCCCAGCCCGTGAACTCTCCCGTTTTGTTGGCCAGCAGGCGGTATTTCTGCTTCTGCTCCTCTGTCAGGCCCGTGTACCTTACGACGTCGGCGGTCTCAACGTGGAGCTGCATCAAGGCGAGGCGGCGGGTGTGGCCGCTGAGGATGACGTTGTTTTCGTCCACCTCGATAGGGTCGAGGGAACCGCACTGCTTGATGCTCTCCGCGCAGGCGTTGACGGCCTCCGGGGGGATGACACGCGGGTTGTTTTCGTAAGGTTTCAGGTCGGCGACGGCCATCTTGAGCAGCCCTTTGCTAATCATCGTTGTTTTCCTCCGATTTCCGGCAAATAAAAAAGCAGCCACGTTGTGTGACTGCTTGAAATGCTACCGAAAAAATAGTATAATAAAACCGCTCGGAGTAAGGCTTCCGGGCGGTTCTATTTTGGCGTTAGGCTCCCCGGTGCTTGTCAGGCTTTATGGGGGAGCCTAATTTTTTTTTTACTTATCTTCTCCAACGATACGCTTGACGCTCTCGCGCAGCTCTTCAAGCGTGTCGCATTTGTCGATAAGCTCCAAAATAGCTCTGAGTAATGCTTCACTTACGTTCAAATTCATATCCTCGCTTCCTTTCTTACAAGCCTTTCGGCTTTTCCTTACGCTATTATTATACTCTGTTTGGAGTATAATGTCCAGCTTTTTCGGTGAAATTCTGTCGTAAATATGAATGTTTTTTGCTTGGCACTCAGGGATGGAATCGAACCACCAGCCTGCGGTTTTGGAGACCGCCGCTCTGCCTGTTGAGCTACCCGAGTATGAAACCGCCCTCGGAATCGAACCTCCCGTGGCTACTCCCACGAGCGCGCTCCAAATTGCGCTAGGCGGCATATAAAGAGCCGATGGCTGGACTCGAACCAGCACCACAAGAGTTTCAATCCGTCCCGGGGACAGGCCGGGCGGGGCCGCTCTTGCGTATCGTCAATGTGACGCGGGTTAAATGCCCGCCGCTCTACTTGAGCTACAACGGCTTATAGGCCCCCTTGCCGCGTTGGTCGGGCGCGTCAAGGGGTTTGGGGGATTCTAACGCACACGCTGGCGGAAAACACGAACCGCCCGGCGTTCCGGGGCCTCCGTCTGGGATATGCCGTAAGGAGGAGAAAATGCAGAGCAACTTTCAGAGAGGGTCAAAAGGAAAGGAATATTTAAGCTCCCGGTGGCTGATGGGGCCATGCGTATAGTATAGCCGCCTTGCGGGGTTGGCGGCGGCTTGGTGCAAACGGGCGGAATCAAACCGCCTCGGCGTTATGCCTGCTGCTCACGCCGTCATTTCATACGTCTGCATAAAAACAGCCGCTCTCAAGGGGCCTAAACCTTGCGAGGGCTGTTATACAACGGGAGAGGAGGTGGAGGGGCTGGGCCTGCCGACTTCATACAGGCTTTGCCGGATGTGCCTCTCTCGCTTTAGCGCGTGGCCGCGTGGCGCGGTTGCGCTGGTAACATTTTAGCTTATAGCTAGTTGTAACGTCAATACAACGGCAATACAGGGCTGCGTAGAAAAACCGGGCCGTATTTTGAGCATTTTGTACATTACGCACAATCCTTTGCGATGTCGGGCCAAATCTCGGCCAAGGCTTCCAGTCCGCGCTTGAGGCCGCTTGCCACGCTGGATACAGATACCCCATACTCAGCGGCCACGTCCTCGTAGGTCTTGAGCTTAAAATGGCCCTCGGCGTCCTTTACCTCGCAGTCGATATAATAGCTGCGGATGTAATCGGCCCGGCTGATGCTGCCCTTGTCCTCGGCGGAGACGATGCAAAAGATACGGGTCACGCCCTCGGCACGGCGTTTCTTCAGCTCGTCCTCCATGACCTCAAGCCTACGGGCCTCGGTGTCTTTGCGGGTCACGGCCTCAGCGATTTTGTCCCCGTGGTCGCCTCCGCCGCCCGGCATACCGCTAAGGTTCTGGGTGATACGGGTCGCGGCGTCTATCCAGCGGGCGAGTTTGCCGCGCTGGTTTTCTACGGCGTCGGCCATCTCGCGGCACATCTGAAACCACAGCTTCGCCTCAAGGATATTATGGGCCATTTCTTCGGAGTCTTCGTCCCTCCATACTCTAATCTCCATATGCACTCCTCTTTCTGTCTCCGGCTGCGGGCCGGTCACTTTGCGTCAAAGATTTCCCGCAGCGTGTCTCTGAAGGTTTTGCAGGTCTTTGCAGGCCGCACCTGAATATTCTTTCCGGTGGACTTGACAATGGCCTCCGCGATGTCCTGTGCCAGCTTTTCCGGCACGAAGTTCTCCGCGTCAACGCGAATCTGGCAGTCAGGCGCGGGCATATTCTTTTCCAGCTCTGCGACACGGCGTTCCAGCTGACGGAGGCGGCGGTTTGCTCTCTTACTCATGGCTTGCGTCCTCCGTCCACTTTGCGTCCAGCAGCTCTGCCAGACGGTCTTTTGCGCGGGTCAGGGTCTCGATTTCGCCCTGATACTTGCTCTTCATGATGGGCATTAGCTTCTCAAACACCGGGGAGATTGCCCCGGCGACGGCCTGTGCGTCCTCAGAGGAGCCGACGGCCCGCTTTTTGGTTTCGATGAGCTTCTGCAGGTCGGCCAGCAGCTTCACGTCGGACAGGTTGGTTTGGTTGCTCATAGTATTTCCTCCTCACATAAGGTTTTTACGGTTTTCGAGCTTCTCGGCGACGGCCTGCTGGATGTCCTCAGGATTGCCGAATATATCCACGATGCAGGCCAGCGCAATATAAACGCTTGCCGTCTTGTCCCGGATACTGTCGCGGATAGCCCGCAGCTCCTCAGTTTCTTTCAGGGCGGTCTTTAACCGCCGATTGTACTTACACACCAAGCGAATCAGGTCTGCCATATCTTCGCAGGCAAGCTCAAGCTGGGAACCCGTACCGCGATTTACTGCCCGCTGGATAGTTTTCAGACCCTCGGGCGGAATAGCCGGAACGCCAGCGTCCTCATACCACTTGAGCTTTTCCCTGAGCGTTGCGTAGGCCCACAGGATGGTATAATGTTCGGCAATCAGGCCGTCGATAGTTTCGGGGCCGTCAAGGAGGTGGTCGTCCAAATCTTCACCCACCGCGTAGTCGCCCCCGTTGATGTCAATATCGCTGCCGTGGGCTTTGATAAGAGTGCGCATATACTCTACCAAAGTCCGCTCCGGCTTCCGCATCCAGACCCATCCATCTTCCCCGATGTCGGTAAAGTTGAGGGCCATCTGGTAGTTGTCCTGCGGGTTGTCGGTTGTCAGCTTGGGAATTTTCTTGACCATGTTATCTCCTCCCCGGGGTTTCGTATGGAACCCCCTCCAAAAAAAGTAGCACTCCCGGCCCGCCGAATTTTACGCGGTAGATTTCGACGTCCGCCGGGGTGATATACTTCCGGCCAAAGTATTCTTTCATATCGCGCCAAACAGCCCACGGAACGCGGTAGAACGCTCTTGAGCCGAAAGAGCAAAGGACAAAGGCCACTCCGCCCAAACGCTCCGTAGAGGCTAAACGCAGGCTCTGAGCGTTAGATACCCGGTCTTGGGTGATTCTGTCGCTGTCGGTATGCTTTGCCTCGAACTTGATAGCTCTGCCGCCGTTGAGTAAGCCGGAATAATCCGGCTGGGCCTTTTTGGTGAAGCAGGCGAGAAAGCGGCCCGCGCGGTCTGCGTTTCCCAGCGGCTTCATAGGTTCCGGGGTCTTTTCAATGTCCGCGATGTCCCGTAAGAGGTAGTAGGCGCAGGCGTTGTCGATGAGATACTCAAACCCCAAGCCTTCGGCGCGGCTCCTCGCCCCGGTCATACTCCGGCGGCGGGCTGCCATTGATACAGGTTTATCCATCGTACACCTCCGCCCAGTCGATAGCCTGCCCACACTGGCCGCAGAACGTGTTTTCAGCTTCATCCTGATTGTGCAGGTATTCACCGCTACCGCAGTTGGGGCAAGCCAGAATACTCTTGTCGCCGTCCGGGAACGGGCTGCGGGGAATCCTCAGCAGTAGGGCCTCCCGGCCCATCCTGCAGGCTTCCTCGACAACGCCAAGGCTCTCATAGCTCTCGCGGTGGGCCGGGTCGAGAATCTCGGCAGCGCGGGCGGCGGTCATCTTCTCACTCATCGTCCGGCCTCCAATACTCCACGAACGTGGTATAGGTACTCTTACCATTGCGCTTTTCTTTGCCGTTGCGGACGATGTAGCCGTTCATGGCAAGTACAATGATAAGGGCCTTGCGGTCTTCGACGCTCGCGCAGTCGATTTTGTAGTGTTCAGCCATCGCTCTTGCCCCCTTCCTCCGGGTCTGGCTTCTTGACCGTGACCAGCTCTTTGAAGTGGGCCATCTTCTTTGACCTCCACTCCGGGGCGTCTCCAAAGAGGATTTCGAGCTGGGCCATCATAATCCTGACATCTTCCCGCTCCTCGCGGACGCTGTCGGCTACCTCCACCATCTTGTCGATACCGGGGGTGCCATGCTTGGCCTGCTTGTACTTGAGGAGGGCTTTGGTAAGCTCTGCCATCTCCTCAATGGCCTTGTCGATTTGCGAGTCTTCCCCGAAAACAACAAGCGCAGCCTTTGCGTAAGTGCGCAGCTCGCGCTCCGGGTCTTCCTCTGTTTCGTCCGCCGGGTGAATAGAGAGGCCCAGCTTGACCTCCGTACCGTCGTGGCGCGTCCAGCAATGCTCGATACTCTGCGCCCCCATCTGCTCGCAAGAGGTAAGCAGCATATCCCGTACCGTAGCAATAAGCTGCTCCCGAATCTCTTTCTGTTCCATATCACCGAAACTCCTTTCCAGTCGATTTCTCCCGCAGGGGGATTCTGCCGATAATCTCAAAGCCCGCCCAGTCCGCAATCTGGCGCAAGATAGGCACCAAGATGCTAATTTGCAAGAGGGACGCAGCTTCCTTCCGCCGGGCATCCTTGCAGATATTCTCCCAAGCGGCCCCCGGCGTCGGGTCGGGGTAGTGTTCCGCGTTGCGGTTCATTCGTTCACGCTCCATTCTCCAACAGGTCAAAGAGGGTCGGGGCGTCCTTTTCCGCGTCTGCGGCCTCAAGGTAGCCCACTCCGTCTCTAAAATAATCGGGGTTCAGCTCGACGCCTTTACCCCGGCGGTTCATCTTCACGGCCTCGTAGGGGACGGTGAACAGCCCGGCGAACGGGTCAGCAACAACCTCGCCCTCGTTGCTGTACCGCTCAATCAGCCGCTGCACGATGTCGATTTGCAGGGGGCAGACGTGAAGATTCTGCCGCCGCTGGCTCTGGGTCGTGTTGAGCGTCCTCATGCGGTTGATGTCGTCCCAGACGGTCATATCCCAAGAGCCGGGGGCCACGACCATGAACGTACTCGGGAGGCGTCCGTCCTTGTCGAGGCTCTCCGCCAGCTTGATATGCTCATCGTAGGAGTAGACGCTTTCACGGCTAAACTTGCGGTAAACTGCCTGCAGCTTCGAGGTCGGAATCTTTTCCAACTCCTCGCGGGTAAACGGGCGGTCGCCGCTCGAACGCCAAAAGGCGTGGGCGTCGATTTGCCAGCGGGCGCGGGTATACTCCTCTTTGGACCTTTTCACCGGGTCATCGGCGTACCCACGGCTGCGGTCAGTAGGCAACTTACGGAAAAGCAGGATATACTCGGGGCATCCAACACCCATCTTTGTACCGTCCTTGCACTGCTCCGTCCAGCCGAGTCTGTAGGTCTGGTTATTCTCCCGCACGACGTCGGTGACGACGGTAATCATGCCAAAATACGCAAACCCGTGCCGCCGGAAATGGGCGATGCAATCCGCGTGGAAAGGCTCGATGGTAGGAGCTGCAAGCCCGGTCACGTTGGCAAACTCGACCCTGTCCTTGACGTGGATAGCTGCCACGCGGCCCGGCTTGAGGGTGCGCAGCAGCTCCGGGGTCAAGTAGTCCATCTGCCGGAAAAACTCATCATCGTTGGGGTTGTGGCCGAAGTCGTTGTAACTCGGGCTATACTCGTAGTGATTGCCGAACGGGATACTGGTGACGTAGAGGTCAATGCTGTCCGTCGGCCAGCTCTTGACCTCCTCCACGCAGTCGTTGTTGATTGCGGTGTAGTTGTTGCCCTTGACTTCCACTCTTTCACATCCAATCGTTCTCTTGAGGGCCTCAAGCGCAAGGCTCCCGAGGCCGTATTGTTTTATAATCTCCTCCATCTGGCTGCTCAACTCATCGTACTGCTTCCACTTGCGCTGGAGGGCCAGCAGCACCTCGGTCTCGGTATCCATATACAGGATGTCGATAATAACCGGGGCAGTCTGCAAAAAGCGGTAAATACGGTGGATGGCCTGAATGAAGTCGTTGAACTCGTAGTCGATGCCCATAAAGATTGCCCGGTGACAAAACCGCTGGAAGTTGCATCCAGAGCCGGAGAGAGATTTCTTTGTGCCAAAGATACGGGTCTTGCCCTGCGCGAAATCCATAACACGCTGCTCGCGGGCTTCAAGCTCCATACTGCCGTAGATGTCCACCATCTCCGGGATAGCTTTCTTCAAGGCTCTGCGCTCGTCTTCGAGGTCGTGCCAGACGACGAAATGCTCCTCCGGCGGGGCCTCGGCGATGATACGGGCCACCTCTGCAGCTCGAATCTCGATACTGTCCCGCTTTTCCTTGGCGGCGTCCGAAAGGCCCATTGCGGCGTCGTGGCCGAGTTTCATCTGGCCGTCTGCCTCAAACTCCGCCGGGCGGTCAAGGCTCGTGAGCTTGTGGTATCTGATGTCCATCGGCGGGAGCGAATAGCCCTCGTCAGAAAAACCGAGGTCGGAGGGCTTTTGCAGGAACAGACCCCAGCTCGCGCACCAAATCCAAAACTCCCGCTCGCGGCCCGGGTACAGGGTCAGGTTGTTGGCCTTGGTCGAGTCGCGTTTGAAAAATCGGGTAAGAGCTTGCCCGGTGTCCATGACCTCCAAAAAGCCCGCGTAGTGAATCAGCTCTTTGTAGCGGTTTGGCGATGGCGTCGCGGTGTTGGTGAGCTTGTACTTGACGCCCTTAAACTTGACCGCAAAGCTCTGGTAGGTCTTAGAGCCAAAGCTGCGGAGGGTAGCCGCCTCGTCGAGGCTTACAGCCGTGAAGCAGTGCGGGTCAATATCGCCGTCTCTGACTCTCTCGTAGTTTGTCAGGATGATAGGCGCGTTGCTCGCAGCCTCGACCTCGGCCATCGTGCGGCAATAGGGCGGCTCCGGCAGGCCCAGCAGGTTCACGGCGTCAGCCCGGAACTCCGGCATTACGTTGAGCGGCATCACGATGAGGGTTTGTCCGCCCTCGTGTTTCTGCAGGATGCGGCACCATTCGAGCTGCATCACCGTCTTGCCAAGGCCAAACCGGGCAAAGATTCCCCGGCGTCCGCCTCTCAAGGCCCAAAGGACGCTCACGCGCTGGTGGTCTTTCAGCACCGGGCTGACCTCGGAGGGGTCAACCTCGATGCCTGAAAGGGGCGCGACGTCTATCTTACGTTCCAGAAATTCGCGGTAAGTCATCCTGAAGCCTCCTCTCTTTTCCCTCCAAATCAGCCCCGCAGCAGGGGCAAGCTGTAACAAACCTAGGAGGTACGCGGTCAACCAGATAAGCTGCCGAGACGCCCAGAGCCTCAGCAAAGGCCCGGATTCCCTCGATGCCCGGCGTCGTCCCGCCATTTTCGTAGAGCGTCACGACCCGCATATCGGTTCCGACGCGCCGTGCAAGGTCTCTCACGGTCAAGCCCTGCGCAATGCGGGCCGCTTTGAGCCTCGTACAAAAAATTCTGTCCATCGTGTTTTCATCCTCTCGTAATCTTTAAGCCAATAGCGGCGGCAAATCTCCCCACTGCTCCGACATTGCCCCAGCGACGCCCGGGAATGTCTTCGACCTCATTTTTGCCCGGTCTACGGTAAACATCCCCCGACCATATTCCTTTCGGTCGCCGGAATGCGCGCCAGACGGACACCACGTTGCTTGAGGCACCACAACGTCCGTCGGAAAGAGAGGCGGGAGATTTTTCAGCCAAAGACACGTTTTCTTTGAGTACGGATGTCCGAATTGATAGGGCTGTATCGTCTGCGTGTAGGGCGGCAGGCAGAAAACCTTGCTCGGGATAGGGTTCTCTACGCAGATTCTCGGGATATTCGCCCACCAGAAACGCATAAACAAATCTCGGCCCCGAATCCCTTTCATCACCCGGTCGGCTTGCAGCTCGTGACCTTTCCACAGATGCCGCGCTCCGGCGTTGCTGAGGTAGGTACAAGGTGGATGGGCTATAAGTAAATCCCATCTTCCGACGTTGTGCGTCTCGCCATCCATCGTTACGACCAGCCCCCCCCCCTCAAGAGCTGCCACGGCGTCGCCCCAAATATGCCATTCAGGATGTCCTCCGCTTGGCTCTTGCAGGTCGCAAGAATATGCCTCATGACCTCTGGTACGAAACGCCTTGCAAGCCTCTTGGCTCTCTTCGCAGGCTATCAAAACTTTCATTTTGTAATCCTTTTCGGCAGCTTGGGCGTCGGCATCCAGATGGGAAAATTCTCGGGGAAAACGGCAACGATATTCCAAAACCAGTTTGTAACGCGCTGGTCGCCGGGATTAAGGTTGAGGCTCAAGACGCACCCGTCCTTGTCTGCGTCATCCTCGGTCGGCCTCTTCTGGGCGGTCAAATACCAGCCGCTGTGCTTGCAGGTATCAGTTTCGGCATCGTAGTTGCACTTGTCGCAAAACTCGCCGCCGGGGTGGCGGCACTCGTCGCAGAGCATCAACTGCTCGCCGCAGTAAGGACAGTAGGCTTTGTAGCCGTCTGCCTCAACGTCCCACTTCATCTCGACCTCGCGGTCGCAAGAGGGACACCACTCAGTAACGTCTTTAGTCATTTCCACATCTCCCTCAAATCTTTTTCGACCTGCTCCGACTTGCCGACGAGATACTCCGCGAACTCGTCCGGGGTCATATCCTTTTTGGAGTAGTCCCCGACCATCTCCCAGTATCGGTCGCCAATACGGATAAGCTTCTGCACCTGCTCGTCGGTCAGGTCAAGCTCGCACCGCAGGTTCTGAATTAACGCGCCCCACGTCCCAGCGATACCATCGAGGGCCAGCCGAAAGCCGTAGAGCTGATTCTGCCGGGCGATTTTTCGCAGGTTGGTCGGCTTGACCTGCTTCCTGCAGAGCGGGCAATCTCCGAATTTACCCATTGTTCACGTCCTCCATCTTGTACCCGCAGCGGCAGCAATAGACATGGTCTGTATGCCTATCAAACGTCGTGAACGTCTCTTGACGCCCGTAGTTTTCACACTTGCACTCCGCACCATCCGCCGTCCGGCGAACAACAAGCCACTTTGCGATAGGCCGAGGTTTGACCGCCAGGGCCACCGTCGGGGTACTTTCTACAGCGCAAACCAGTTGCTCTACTTCATCCTCAATATCCGGGTTGTATTCACCGCCCAGAATTTCGGGGGCCATGCTGCGGATTCTCTGAATCACGTCATCCGCATAGACGATACGTTTTTTACTCATTTTGCGCCCTCTTTCTTCAGTTTCTCCGGCAGCGGCATCCAGCCCACAACCGGCTTATCTATCGGGCATTCCAGTGCATCCTCCGGGGTAAAGTGGCGATATTCCCACCAGCCTTTCCGGAGTCTATACAAGTCCTCTTCTTCGTCATAAATGCCGTAATCATCGACATCTTCCCACTGCCAGAGGCTTTCGTACTGAGAAACAGTTCCGTCCTCATAAAAGGCCGTTGTGATGCAGTAGCCTTTCCCACAGTCAACCAGCACCAGCACTTCGGTTTCAACCTTCGGCGGGTCGGTTTCCGGGTCTCTCCATACGGGCTGCAGGTTCTTGAGGTCAATAACCGGGGCCGTCTCGATAAGCGAGGACGGGACGCCGTGAAAGGCGGCGTTGCCCTTGGTGATAATCATAACCTCGTGCTTGAGCAGCTCGTCGCGGTCAATCAAGACAACTTTCTCAGACATTGCATTCATCTCCTTTCGGCGGTTCAGGCTGCTCCATCCAGTGCGTTACGCCGTCCAAAGCCTCCACTTTATCGACCTGCAGGTCGTAGTCGTTCAACGCCGGGTGAAATTTGCGGGCGGCGTTGAGGGCCTTTTCCTCAGCCTCTTTCCGGCTGTCCGCCTCGACCTCGTACCAGCCGAGGCCCAAAAAAGTAACTTTGTATTTCATCGCATTCCCTCCGTTCTCACAGGCTCGAACGCTTCGAACTCTGGGTAGCCCCGCCGGGCCATTTCAACGGCCCTGTGTTCAGCTTCTCCGGGGCTTTCGGCGTCGAGTCTCCAACGATAGATGACCGTACCGCAGATATTGCGGCACTCAATAAGAGTCTCGTATTTACGCACGGCCCTCCTCCAATCTCGCCGGGGCTGGGCCGCCTCTCAGCATAGCCGCTTCCTTTGGCGCGGTCGAAATATCTTCCCGCGCCTGCTTGAGAAACTCGACCCGGCGGTATGTCAGGTCGGGCGTCCGGGCCAACTCGGTCAAGCCGCCGACGCTCCCGGCGTAGGATTTCGCCGCCGGGGGCAGGCTATCGTATAGGGCCTGCAGCTCCTGCGTTCCGTCGCTTCGGCGGAGTCCACCATGCTCGTCCAGCCCTATAATCATCGGGCAGCTGCGCCATCTCAGATACTTTTGCGCCTCGTAAGCGGCTTCGGCCAGAGCGTTCCACTCGGCGTCCGGGTCGAGGTTCTGGGAAAGCTGCCTGAAAATGTCGGCCACCGTGATGGGGTAAACGCAGACCCGATTTGCGGCGAGAAATGCCCGCTTTACGACGTCGCCCGGATAATCCCGAAACTGGTATGTCCAGACGTCAATAACCGTTTTCATCTCCTCGTCGGTCAAGGGTTTTGTCCCCAGCTTGTACAGGGTCGCATTCATAAGCACCAGCTCTGCGGCCTCCTCTTTCGTCATCGTTCAAACCCTCTCTCTTTGTCCATATTCGCCAGCACACGGGCAAGCTGGTCTTTTGTACTCTCCCGGCCCGGGGCGCGGACTTGAGACGGCTTTTGCCCGCTCCTCTCTCTGTCTCTCGATACCCAGCCAGCGGCGGCGGCTTTCCAATTCTTCATCGGATTCTTTCCGACGCGCCAGCCGTTCGACTCGTAGTAGGCGAAGAATTGCTCGGCCTGCGCGGGCGTCGCCCCTTTTTCGGCAAAGACGACTTTCACGTCCTCTATCTTCGGAGGGACGAATTTCTTTTTCTTGGGGGCCTCGGGCGTAGGTTCTTCTATAACCTCAGGTATATCTTCTTCTAATCTCTTAGTATTAGATATATCTATATTATCAGTTACAGATACAGATACAGTTGTATCCATACTGTATTGATACTGTATGGATAGGGTATCTATACAGTATTGTCTAAAGCGAGGGCATTTGATGTTTTTTAACGAATACTCGACGCCTTTTAGACATTTAGGGGATTTCGACCAGTTGTATTTGTGCCAGTTAAGTAGCAAAACCTCTTTCGTGGTCTTGTCGTAACGGATAACGCCGTGGACAATTTCCATCCGGCGAATCAGGCGGTCTATGTCATCCTCGTTGTAGCCCAGTTCTCGGCTGGCCTGCTTTTTCCCAAGCTCATAGCAGCCGCTCAAGGACGTATGAGGATTTGTCAGGAGGTAGAGGTAAAAGTATTTGTCCTCCGGGGTAAAATCGTCATCCACTTTCGGGTCTGTCCAGAAGTTGGGCGATACGCAACGAAAGATTGCCATCAGCTCACCTCCTTTCTTTGGTGGGGTTGAGGTTAAAACGGCAGGTCTTCGGCGTCATCGTCTATCATACGGCTCTCGTCGTCCGTAACAGGTGCGGGAGTCTGGGCGGGAAGTTTGTCCGCCTCGCCCGGAAAATCGTTTTTCGGGGCATTCCCGCCGTCGTCAAAGGGTGTAGGCTCTTCGACCTCGGAGAAGCCGCCCGTCGGGGAGGCTTCCTGCATCATGTAGATGGCCTGCTGTACCCACCGGGCCGTTACGAGTCCGCCGACGAAAACGCCGTCGGCCTCAAGGCTCCAATAGGTCTTCCCGTTGGCCTCCCGGCTTTTAAGCTCCCGTCCAAAGACTTCTACGGCGTCGCCTTTTTCCAGTAGCCCGTCCCAGGTCTCGACGTTCCGCCATACGGTACACTCGACAAAGGTGCTGTTCCACTTGCCGGATTCATCCTTTGCGCTGTGAGACTTGATATTCAGGCTCATGAACAGGTTGCCGTTTTTGGCCTCTTTGATTTCAGGGTCGCGGGCAAGAGTCCCGAGGACTTTAACGCCCGTGTTGGTCTTGATAATCATTCAGCATCACCGCCCGTATCTTCGCCGTCGTCGGACTCGCTCGGCTCCGGGTTTGCAAAGGGGTCGCCCTCGGCCTCAACCATATTCTCGATGACCAGCGGGGCAGGTTCCTCTTTCTTGGGGGACTTGATACGGCGGCGGGAGGTACGGCCCTCGGGCTGCTCTTCGCTGACATCCCGGAAGCTGGCCTCTACATCGATGTTTGCCTCGCTCTCGTCATAGAGACTGCCAAAGAGTGACGGGAACGCCTCGCGCAAAGCCTGATTGACAGCCACCTTGCGAATCATCGTGGACTTCTTGGCATTCCAGAGAGACTTTCCTGTGTCGTACTCGTCCAGCTTGACCTCGCTGTAATACGGGCGGCTGCGGTCTTTGCGGTAGACCTTGGCCCAACCTCCAACAAGCGTCTCGCCATCGTAGACGAGCGAACCCTGCCGATGGTCGATTTCTCCGGCTGCCGAGTCGAGGACGATGATGCCAGCCTCGAAACCGTCGTACTGGGGGTGGCCCTCGGCCACCTTGAGGTAAAACGTCTTGCCGAGGACGATGGTGCAGGGCGTATCGCCGTTTTTGTTGTCGTAGTGGATGAGATAAATCTCACGGGTGAACGGGTTAGCCTTGTACTGCTTGCAGACCTCCAAATAGATTTTGCACTCAGCGGGGGTCGCATCCTTGCAGATGAAGTTGCGGACATCCTCGAACGATACGACGTGATGCTGGCCGTCCATACTGTCGAACTCGACCGGGGCCACCTGAATGTCGGTCTCCTGAACGGCTACCTCCTGCTTGGGACGGGGTACGAAAGAACGGCTCTGAACCGTGGTAGTCGGCGCGGGTGCACCAGTGCGTGTATTGAATCCCATTTGTTTACCCTCCTGAAAGAATAAATTTTATTTGCTCTGCTCAATCGGCCCGTAACGGAAGCCGCGCTCCTCTTTGCCCTTGCGGAACCACTCGATGTCTGCCTCGGTGAACTCAACCCAGAAAAGATATTTCCGGCGAGTCTGGGCGGTAGGCTTTGGCGTTACCATCGACCGCATCGCCTCAAAGTCGAGACGGCCATCAGGGGTAATGCAAGCCCGGGCCTGCGCAGCTTCGGCGGCTTTCGCCTGAGCCTCCCGCTCTTCCCGTGTGGGAGGGACGACGACTGGGGAAGCAGCCTTGACCTTTTCGGCTGCGGCCCGCATCGCCTCGCTCTCCCGCAGCTTTTCGCGGGCCTCGACACGGCGGTTATGCTCCCGTACGGCATCGTTGACGCTCAAGGTGCGGAGATACTCGGTCTGGCAAGCCTCAACGTCCTCGCCGCAGGTCTCGCGGATAAACTGCAGGTCGTTGCGGATATTGCCGATGGCGTCCCGCAGGTCGTCCGACGCCTTTTTCAGGCTGTAGGACTTGTTGAGCCACTGGGCGACGAAAAGCCGCTCAAAGGGGATAAGCGGGGCAAGCTCGTCAATGTTGGCGTCGTAGACCTCCTGCAGGGCCTTGCGCTTGTCCTCTTTCTCTGCATCTTCGACGCCCTTGACCTGAACGTCGATATGCTCCACGGCCTGAGAACACATATCCTCGTACCCGCGAATCTTTTCATTGAAATCCTCGCCGGGCTTCGCAAGGTACTTCTTGAGGGCAATGGTAGAGTCGTGAAGTTGCTTTTTCAGCTTGTTGATGTCGGCCCGGTCTTCTTTGGCGCTCTTGATATTGTCGGCGGTGTAGACCAGTCCCTCGTACTTCGCTAGCTTCTCGGTTATGTAGGCTTTCACCTCGTCCTCATTCCAGACAATCGCCGGAACGACCGGGCTTTGTACCCGGACGGTCAATTCATTCGCCATCGGTTTCGGTATCCTCCTCGTGTTCATCGTCCAGCTCCTCGCGGGGCCGGAAATAATAATCATCCGGCGGCTCTATCGGCGGGCCGCAAGAGTCAATCCGGATGTCGTACATCCCCCAACTCATTACTCAGCCCGCCTTTCGGGCCTCATCGTTCCGGGCGCGGTTGCGCTCGATACGTCCGTAACTCTGACGGGCGTATCTCTGGTTGTCCTTGTACATCCCGTAGAGCGACAAGGACAAGCCGGAGACAGCGGAAAAGACAAGCCACGGGGCCGCTTCTGCGGCGGCGGCAGGCTCCCACTTGCCAAAGGCAACAAGGGCAAGGGCCGTAGCCCCGACGACCTGCCGGACGACCTGAACGGCTCCGATTGCCGCCAGCATTGCGACGGTAAATCTCTTGACAAACCGCATCGTTTATATCCTCCTATCTCTTAGGCACTATCTTTCTCCGACTCTACGCAGACCGGGCGAAGCGGAGACAGCGGCTTGGGTGCGTTCTTGTAGACCTTATACTTTTCGACGTCATCCACCTTGAAAAAGAGTCTGCTTTTGCTTCCTTTTCTGCCATCCGAAAACCCTGTAAGCTTCTTTTCGTTCCTCATCTGAAGAACTCGCTGGCGGCAAACCCCCAGCACCTTTGCCGCTTCCTCGACGTTGTAGCAAGGTTCCCAAGTCTTTACGCCCGGGGTTTCTTCGATTTCCATCAATCGAGGCACGTTTATACCTCCTTTCTGCGGTTGGCTCCCGCGACGCTCCGAGTGGAGCGTTTCGGCCCGTGCCGCCGGGCCATCATCAGGCGGGGTTGATTTCGATGCTTTTTTCGAGGTATCCATCGTTCCAGATGGCAACCGTCCAGTTCAAGTTGTGCTTTTCCGCGAACCGTTTCGCAGTATCGAACACTCCTTCGGCTCTATCACGATATTCAGTTTTCACGACTTTGAAGTTGACCGGCGTCCCGTAACGGACTTCATACTGTTTCATGGTTTAGTCCTCCACGCTGACCATTGCGGCCAGCTTATACAGCATCTCGTGGTCGTCGAAAGAAATCTTCTCGGCATCGAAAGCCTTGTCAATCTGGTCGTAGCAGTCGCTACGGTCTGCCTCGGTCTTGATTTCGGAGATTGCGCGAACGATTTTCTTAAACACCTTTTGTCCTCCTTTGGGGTTGCTCCTCTTGACGCTTTTATTATACTAGCTTTTAGCTAATTTGTAAATAGCTTTTTGCTATTTTTCCCGAAAAAAATTAGTGAACAGCTAGATTCACCGCTAATTCGAGCAAAAGAAAAGGGCGTCAGCTTCCGCCAACGCCCCGAAAAATTATTTGACTCTCTTTTCGAGCCGTTCGTTTATCTCGGCAAGTAGGCCGATGTCATACGAATCGACGCCGCCGTGCTGGACGATTGCGTTCAAGAGCTTTATGCTCTTTG